GCATCAAAATATAACATCATCTGCTAAACAAAAAGCACAAGAATTTGCAAATTTAAGAAGATCACAAGGATTAAGCCCATTCAAGGACTATAATTAATGTTTCCAGTAAAACGAAAATCATCAGGAAGCGTATCATTACCAGCACCAGTCGGTGGATGGAACGCAAGAGATAGCCTTAGTGATATGCCTGCAACGGATGCAGTATATCTTACTAATTGGTTTCCTGCTACTACAGAGCTTATTCTAAGAAACGGATACACTAAATGGGCTACAGGATTACCTGCACAAGTAGACACGCTTATGAATTATCAAAGCGGTACTTCTGGTAAACTTTTAGCTATATCTAATGGTGCTGTTTATAATGTTACTAATAGTGGTGCAGTAGGTGCTGCATTATTATCAGGATTATCTAATTCACGTTGGCAATATTGTAATATTACTACTGCTGGCGGATCATATTTATATATGGCTAATGGTGTAAATACGCCTTATGTATATGATGGCACAACATGGACATCTATTACAGGTGCATCTACACCTGCCATTACAGGCGTTACTACTACTACATTAAATAATCCAATTGTATTTAAAAGTAGAGTTTTTTTTACGCAAACTAATACATTAAAAATATGGTATTTGCCTACATTATCATTAGGCGGACTTGCTAAATCATTAGATTTAAGCTCATTTGCTTATAAAGGTGGAAATATTGTTCAACATGCAACATGGACAATAGATGCAGGTTATGGTGTTGATGATTACTATGCTATTTATACATCTAAAGGTCAAGTAGTTGTTTACAAAGGCACAGATCCTGATAATGATTTTGCTTTAGCAGGTGTATGGGATTTAGGAACGCCTGTAGGAACTCGTTGTATGTATAAATACGGTGGAGATATACTTCTTTTAAGTAAAGATGGTCTTACACCATTAGCTTCAGAGCTACAATCATCAAGACTTGATCCTAGAGTAGCTATTACAGACAAAATACAATGGGCTGTATCAGAAGCTATATCTAATTATGGTTCTGTTTTTGGATGGCAAATTTTGTTTTATCCAGAAGAAAACCAATTGTGGTTAAATGTACCTAACACTACACAAACTACACAATATGCTATGAATACCATTACTACAAACTGGTGTAATTACACAGGATGGGATGCTACTTGTTGGGAATTATATAACGACCAACCTTATTTTGGTGGAAATGGTTATGTAGGTCGTGCATGGTACACAAATGCAGATAATGGTAATAATATTACTGCAAACGCATTACAAGCATTTTCATCATTTAATAGTCCAGGCGAATTAAAGCGTTTTACAATGGCTAAACCCATTTTTAGAACATCTGGAAGTCCGTCTATTTATGCAAATATTAATGTTGATTTTAACTTAAATACACCTACTACAATCCTTAACTTTACACCCACATCAACTGGAACATGGGATAATGCTTTATGGGATGCAGGAGTATGGGGTGGTGGATTGAACGTATTACAACAATGGCAAGGTATTAATGGCGTTGGCTATTATGGTGCGCCTATTGTAAGTACATCATCACAAGGTATAGATGTAAGGTGGGTATCAACAGATTTAGTTTTAGAAAAAGGCGCAGTTCTATAATAATTCAAGGACAAGATGTAGGAGAATGGGTTTGCCAAGAAGCTGGCGGATCATGGACTCATCTTTGCCAAGCTATAGGACAAAATTACAATAATGAAATAATAGTAGGTGTTATGTATGATAGTTATACAGGTTCAAGTATAGCAATTCATTCAAGATGTGACAATCCACGTCATGTATCACGTCACTTTTATTTTGCAATATTTGATTATCCGTTTAATACATTACAAGTAAAACAGTTAAAAGGGTTAGTATCTACAGCTAACCTAAAAGCTCAAAAAGTAAACGAACATTTAGGATTTAAGAAAGAAGCATTGCTTAAAGACTATTTTCCAAATGGAGATGGTATTGTTTATACCATGTCTAAAGATGAATGTAAGTGGTTAAAACTTAAAGATAGATATATAAAGGACAAAGTATGAAATTGTTAGATTTTAAATGGTTAATGCCTGCGTTAAATGATTATTTTACATTTTATGGCGGTGGTAAAGGCGGATCTGCTCCACCACCACCAGATTATGTAGGTGCTGCTCAACAAACTGCTGCTGGTAACTTAGAAGCTGCTAGAGCAACTGCTGCTGCAAACCGTACTAACCAAATTACACCTTATGGTAATTTAACATATACAGCTAATCCTGGTACTGATCCATACGGTAATACTTTATATACTGCTACACAAACATTAGCACCAGATCAACAAAAATTATTAAATCAAACTACAGCACTTAATACAGGTCTTTTAGGAACTGCACAAAGTGGTTTAGATTATGCTAATAAAGTATTATCTACACCTGGTGTAGACACATCTCAATTGGCTCAAACAGGTATTAATCCTGGTCAATCATATCAAGATGCTATTATGGCTAGACTTTCACCACAACTTGATCGTGAAAATGCTCAACTAGAACAACAATTAGCTAATAGAGGTATTGCAGCAGGTACAGATGCTTATAATCAAGCTAAAACATTACAAGCTCAAAACCAAAATGATAGACTTAATAGCGCAGTAGTTCAAGGCATGAATACAGGTCTTGCTGCTAATCAACAAGGCTTTCAACAACAAGCATACAATCAAATGCAACCTATTAACGTTATTAATGCGTTACGCACAGGTTCTCAAGTTCAAAATCCTAACTTTGTAAATACACCACAACAAGCTACTACAGCAGGCCCAGATATTCTTGGTGCTACTAATGCAAGCTATCAAAATCAACTTAATGCTTACAATGCTCAACAAGCTCAATCAGGTGGATTCTTAGGTGGCCTTATGAATCTTGGCGGTACATTAGGTAGTGCTTATATTAAATCATCTGATCGTAAATTGAAAAAAGATATTAAACGTATTGGTACACATGATCTTGGTATTGGTATTTACACATATCATTATAAAGATGGTCACGATTTACCAAAAGAATTACAAGTGGGTGTTATGGCTGATGAAGTTGAAACAATCATGCCTGAAGCAGTTATTACAATGGCTGATGGTTACAAAGCTGTTAATTACGCATTGATATAGGGGATAATATGGCATTTATGGACTTTTTACCGCAATTTGGGGATAACACAGATCAATCAGTAACTGATCCTACGTTACAAGCTATTAATTTAAAACGTAAACTTGCTTTAGCTGATTCTTTACGCAATGCAAAAATGCCACAAGGTCAAATGGTAGGCGATAGATATGTAGCTCCATCATGGACTCAATATCTTGCTGGTGCAGTTGATAAAGGTATGGCTGGTTATCAAGAAGATAAAGCTATTAAAGAATATAGTGATTATCAAAAAACTCAACAAGATAAAATGGCTGAAGCTCTTAAAAAACTTGGTGGCGCATTTGAACCTAAAACTATTACCAATACTACAATGCAAGCTACAGATGTTCCATTAACAGAAGGCATGAATGTTGGTACATCACCATTTGGCACAGTAGATCAAGTATCTCAAGTTGCTCCTAAATTTGGTATGGATACACCTGCACCACAAAATATGGCAGGCACAACTACACAAATGAATCCTGTAACATCAACATCTACTATACAACCAACATTATCTGATATAGAAAAAGCATTTGGACAATACGCATCAGAGGTTAGAGATCCAAAAATGCTTGCATCTATTCTTACTGGTCGTTATGAAAAAATGGTTAAGGCTAATGAGCCAGTTAAACTTGGTTCTGGTGAATCTGTATTTTCTGCTACAGGACAAAAATTATTTGGCAATCCTAAAGAAGGTCAAAAATATACAAACATTCAACAAGACAAAGCTGGTAATTCTTTTGGATTTAATACTGAAACTAATCAGTTTGAGCAATTACCTGGTGCTAAAATGGCTACACAAAATTGGTCAGCACCTTATAAAGTTGGTGGTGAGTTTGTTCAAAGAGATGCTAACACAGGTGAAATTAGAAAAGCCTATGGAACTGCTGATGGCGATAAAGCACCTGCTGGATATACTTATAGTGCAGATGCTAGCGGTCAAAAAGTATTAAAAGCTATACCTGGTGGCCCTGCTGATAAAGCACTAAATCCAAACAAAGAACAATCTGATGCTTATACATATTCTACAAGAATGGAATCTGCTGATAAGATTTTAGATAAATTAGATGGTAAATATGATCCATTTGTAATTAATATTAGAACATCTGGAAAAACAGCTATGATTCCAGGCGGTCAAGATATAGCAAATAAATATTTATTAAGCCCACAAGATCAACAAGCAGAACAAGCACAACGTAACTTTATCAATGCTGTATTAAGACGTGAATCTGGTGCAACAATTCAACCACCTGAATTTGAAAGTGCAAATCAACAATACTTTCCACAACCAGGTGATAGTCCAGAAGTTAAATTACAGAAAAAAGCTAATAGACGTGAAGCTATTGAAGGTCTTAAAAAAGCAGCAGGCCCAGTAGGTGTTAAATCATCAGACTCAACCGTTATAGACTTTAAGGACTTATAAAAATGGATGTAAGATTACCTGATGGTACTGTTATTAACAATGTTCCTGAAGGAACTACTAAGGCTGAATTAACTGCTAAACTTACTGCTAAAGGTTATAACTTGCCTGCAGATAATGCACCTGCTCAACCACAAGTAGAACAACCCAAATCATATTCTACTCTAGGTGCTTTAGGTACAGGAGCAATGAATCTTATACCTAGCACAGGTAGATTATTAAAAGGTGCTGCTCAAGCTGTAGTAAATCCAGTAAATACTATGGAAAGTTTAATACAAGCTACTTCTGGTGGATTATCAAAAGTATTGCCAGAATCTATTATGCAATATGCTGTTCCTGAAAAAAGAAAAAAAGCAGAACAATTAGCTAATGCTTTAGGTGAAGATTACTCTAAAAGATATGGTTCTTACGAAGGCTTTAAAACAGCTTTTGCAGAAGATCCAGCAGCTATACTAGCTGACGCTTCTACTGTATTAACAGGTGGTGGTGCAGCATTAAAAGCAGGTGGTCTTACAAAAGCAGCAGATATTGCAACACAGGCATCCAAATATGCCAATCCATTATATTTAGCTGGTAAAGAAATTCAAGCAGTAACATATCCTTTTAAAGAACTTGGAAAAGGTACATTAGGTGTTACTACAGGCGTTGGAAAAACACCTATAAATGAAGCTATTAAAGCTGGTGAAGCTAATGTAATATCAGGTACAACAACATTTGCCGAAAATATGAGAAATCCAACAAGATCAGATGCTGTAGATATTGCTAGACAAGCATTAGATAATATTCGCCAAACTAAAAATCAGCAATATCGTGGCGGAATGGTAGATATATCTAAAGACAAATCTATTCTTAATTTTGATGATATTGATTTAGCTAGAATGAATACAGAAGGTATTGGCACATATAAAGGCAAGGTAGTTAATGAACGTGCTGCTAATGCAATGAATGAAGTTAAATCTGCTATCAATGAATGGAAAAGTGCAGATCCTGCTGAGTTTCATACTCCAGAAGGCATGGACAAATTAAAACAAAAAGTAGGCGGTATTTTAGAGTCTATTCCTTACGAACAAGGCACAGCTAGAACAGCAGTACAAAACATATACAATTCAGTAAAAAGTACTATTAGTAAACAAGCACCAACATATTCAAAAGTAATGTCTGAATATGGCGAAGCTAGTGATCTTATTAAAGAAATAGAAAAATCATTATCTTTAGGCAAAAAAGCTAGTGCTGATACTGCTATGCGTAAATTGCAATCTATTATGCGTAACAATGTAACATCTAACTATGGTCAAAGAGCAGGTGCAGCAGAAGAACTTATAAATGCAGGTGCTACAGAATTAAAACCAGCATTAGCAGGTCAATCCATGAGTGCTGTTTTACCTAGAGGATTATTAGGTCAATTGGAAACTTATGGCGGTGGTGTTGCCGCATTAGCAAATCCATCAGTATTGCTTGCCGCACCATTAGCTTCACCAAGAGCTATGGGTGAAGTATTATACAAATATGGTCAAGCTAAAGGATTGGGCAAAAAAGCATTAAACAAAGTGCCTTTATCAGTAGATCAAGCCAATAAGATTGGCACACTTTTATATCAAATGAATCAGAACAAGGAGTAACACATGGCAAGAAATGGATCAGGAACGTATACGCTTCCAGCCGGTAACCCAGTCACCACAGGAACAACTATATCATCTACATGGGCTAACAATACTTTAAACGATATTGGTAATGCCATGACAGCTTCTTTGGCTTATGATGGTCAAACAACTCCTGTAGCTAACTTGCCTATGGGTGGTTATCTTCATACAGGGGTAGCCAATGCTACTGCTAGAACAAATTATGCTTCGGCAGGTCAAGTTCAAGATAGCACGCTTCAATATTTAACATCCGTATCTGGTACAAATACCATTACAGCTTTAGCACCTATTTCGATGGGCGCTTTAGCTGCTGGTCAAACATTTAGATTTATAGTGGCTGCTACTAATACCGGCTCAGTCACACTTAATATTAATAGTATTGGTGCTAAATCAATTACTAAAAATGGTGCAACTGCTTTAAGTTCTGGTGACCTTGTAATTAATAGTATGGTAGAAATTATTTATGACGGCACACAATTTCAAGTATTAAATCCAAATGTAATTAGCTCATTAGGAACTATGGCTACACAAAATGCTAATGCTGTAGCTATTACAGGTGGAACTATATCTGGACTATCTTCACCATTACCAGTAGCATCAGGCGGAACAGGCGCAGCTACTTTAACTACAAATTCAGTTTTACTTGGCAATGGTACAAGCGCAATATCAACAATAGCACCTTCAACTTCTGGAAATGTTTTAACATCAGATGGTACAACTTGGTCATCACAGCCAAATCCTAAACTTATATCAGGAACAGCACAAGCTACCACATCAGGAACATCTATTTCATTTACAGGAATTCCTAGTGGAGTAAAACGTATTACTGTTATGTTAAGCGCAATAAATACTAGCGGTAGTAATAATGTAGTGATTAAAGTAGGCACAAGTGGCGGAACAGTATCTTCTGGTTATGTGGTTGTTGGATCAAATGCTGGTCAAAATGCTTTGCCAGCTTCAGGAACAGCAAGTAATGCTTTTTTTCTTGATTATGGACTTCCTACAAGCGCATCTTTAAGATATGGTATAGCAACACTTGCATTATTAAATGCTTCTACTAATTTATGGGCTTTTTCAGCAACTATTGGAGAAGCTATATCAGGAACTTACTTTTTAATGGCTGGCGGTGGTTCAGTTGCTTTATCTTCTGTTTTAACTTCAGTGACTCTTACCACATCTAACGGAATAGATACATTTTCTGGTGGTTCAATAAATATTTTATACGAATAAACTATGATGAACGACATAAACCCAGTATCCTATGGCAAACTCATAGGCAAGGTAGAATCTTTAGAACATAAAGTAGAAAGCCTTGAAAAAGATATAAAAGAACTATTAGAACTTGCTAATAAAGGTCGTGGTGGTATGTGGGCTGGTATGATGATTGTATCAGCATTAGGTGGCTTTGTAGGCTACATCACTCACAACTTTTTAGGCAAGTAAATGTGGATAACAGAAGATACATTAGCCGCTTTATATACAGCATTTATACAAATAGAGCCTTTTGCATCTTTTCCATTTCCTTCTGCAAAACGTGTAGAATTTGTGGTTTGTAATGATCCTGAAATTTACGGAGAATACGAACCTGAACCACATAAAATAACAATATCTAAAGGCAGATGTTCACACCTTAATACTGTCATTATTACCCTTTTGCATGAAATGATACATCAGATGATGTATATCAAATATCCTAAATCAGAAATATACACCTCTCACAAAGGTGAATTTAAACAAATCAAAATTAAAGTAGCCAAGCAATTTGGCTTTGATCCATTGGAGCTATAATGAAAATCCTAGAAAAACTTAAAGAATTCTTTGCTAAAGGCCCTAAACAACCTAAACCAGAACCAAAAGAGCCACAACACCATCATCATAATCATGGGAGTTCTACAACATAATGACTAGCTTACTTTCCCTTATATTGCCAGCATTAGTTCCAGCATTTGCTGACGGTGCTAGAGGTCTTATTGCTAAGTTTACAGGTGGTGCAGGTGGACAGCCACAAAACATGCAAGAACGTATAGAGCTTATGAAAGCTGAATCTGAAAAATTACAGGCTTTAGCTGCATTAGATACCCCTACCGGTGAACCTTCTAAATGGATTATTGATCTTCGTGCATCTTTTAGATACATCATTATTAGCTCAATTATGATCTTTACAGCTATCGTTGTATTTAATCCAGATGTTGTAGGTGCTACTGTAGTGGCAGTATTTCTTGATATGACAGGTGCTTGTATGAGCTTTGTTATTGGCGAAAGAATGTACCTAACACTTAAAAAATGAAATTAAGACTAGAGAGGTTTGAATATGGAAGCACATATACAATTGGTAAATTCTACATTGATGGCGTTTATCATAGTTTTTCTTTAGAGGATGTAGTAAGAAAGGGTGAGAAAGTAAATGGACAAACAGCTATTCCTACTGGCACTTATCCAGTTATTATTGATCTTTCTGCTCGCTTTGGTAAGCAACTTCCCCATGTATTAAATGTACCTAATTTTACAGGTATAAGAATTCATCCTGGCAATACATCTAAAGACACAGACGGATGTATATTGCTTGGCACAGATTGGAAGGGCGGAGATTTTGTAAGTAACTCCAAAACAGCGTTTAATACTTTTTTTGACAAACTAAAGGTGGCTCAAACAGCTACATTATTTGTATGTTAGATTATTTACTTTGTAGTTTGCTCTGTGCAGTCGATCATTTAAAATATGTTATTGCAATATTAATTATTCTTATAGTGTATAATAGTGTAACTCAACACTAGGAGTAGCTATGAAGATTTTATTGATTGATATTGAAGTAGCACCTAACACAGCTCACGTCTGGGGCATCTTTGACCAGAACATTTCCATCAATCAGTTATTAGAATCATCTTACACTCTATGCTATGCCGCTAAATGGTATGGCAATCCTAAGATTATGTTTGACTCAGTTCAAAAGTCAGGCAAAGATAAAATGCTTGCTAATGTGCATGCTTTACTAGATCAAGCAGATGCAGTCGTACATTACAATGGAAGTCGTTTTGATATTCCTATCCTAAACAAAGAATTTCTTTTAAGTGGTATGCCACCACCAAGCCCAGCTAAACACATAGACTTATTACAAGTAGCTCGTAGACAGTTTAGATTTGTTTCTAACAAACTAGACTATGTATCACAGGCTTTAGG